CCAAGGTTGAATGATCAGCTGATTTGCTGATCTTTTAAGATAACGACTTGATTTTCAAACGATTTTTCCATCGCCAATATGTGCAAATGCTTAAATTTAAAGCCGATCGCTGAGTCATAGTGCTTGTAAACTCGGGTTAAATCGGGTTTATCTTGCAGCGCAACCTGACACAGATCAGCCATATGGCTCAGATAAGATTCACGATAAACATTGTTTCTTCTTGCCGGGCGCATCTCAGCCTGCAGGTAATCTGCTCCCGACTTAAATTGCTCGATTTCTTGCAAAACCGCCACCAACAATGAACTGAAGCAGGGTTTGCAGATCACGTGGTGCATTCCACAGCATTCGACCGCACTGGTTTTGGGTCGCTCCGCCGACCATTCCGCATAGGTGCAGATGTATTTTTCGCAATTATCACAATGAACTGAATCAATTCTCATCCGATGCCCTCTGCTGCGCGCGGCGCGCAGCGGCGCGCCAGCGATAGATTTGACGTTCGCTGGTGTTCAGCGAATACGCGGTATGCTCTACGGTAGAGCCTTGTTCTAACAATTTGCACGCCAGTTTGGCGCGCAGAATTTTTCTCAGTTTTTCCAATTGCGGCAGGCGAAGGCGGTCACCGGCATAAATCTGGTGCAGTTTTTTATAATCTTCCCAGCCGACCAGGTTGAAGACGGCTTCGTGAAATCGGTGTCTGGCGCGCGGCAAGCGGATTTCTGCGCCACCAAATTGCTCTGTCAGCAACACGGTTTTTTTAAGTCCGATAATTCCCTGCAGTTCTGCGGTGCTCTTCGGCATTTGCGCGGCGATCCAGATCGCATCTTTCTCAAATGTCAAGTTGTTAGCTTGCAGAAGATCGGTTATTTTGGGCTGAATCATTAAACTTTCTTCGGGTTGACCTGTACTTGAACCGGGCGTCGTTGTTGCGCTGCGCGGGCGCAGTGGGCTCGATTAACCGACTGCGGTGAGATCGGAATATTTGTGGTGCCTGCGGGCTGGCAGGCTGATAGTTGTTCTTTGGCTTCCCAGTAGCCCGCAATGTAGCCTTGCCGCCAAGCGTGCTTGCGCGCGGCCATCCGGTCGTATAGCAGGACTCCGGCGACAACCACCAGGGCCAGCACGATCACGCCGGTTAAAATCAGTTCCGTATTCATGTTGTTTTCCCCGGGTTTATTTTTTGTTCCAGCCGCTCAATATTGTCTGCCAATTGGGTCTTGGCCGAACCTCGCGCTACTTTAAGCAATTGTTTCAAACCGTTTATTTCACCTAAATGGTTTTGTCGTTCGATCTGCGGATTTTGTTGCGGGGCATCCGGCTGGTGCACTTCGCGATACGCCGCTTGGTGTTTCGGCCGATCGCCCGCTTTGCGCGAGGCGCGCCACACGATTTCTTCTAGTAGTTTATGATCACTCAGCGGTAGATCCAGTGTGCCTTCGTCACGCTTGGCGATCACCACTTCTAAGCCTTGTTGCCACAGTTTTTGCGGGGCAGGGGTGGCGATGCCGTGCCGCTTGACTTCGCCGCCGTTGACCAGCTTCACCAGGTCTTCCAGCAGCCGAGTGAGTCGATCAGCCCGGATCGCCCGACCACTCGATGGTGCAAACAGACCCAGGTAACGCACCGTTAGGTCTGCCAGGCTGGCAGGCATCGCCAGTGCCTGCAGCAACGCCTGTTTGTATTGTGTTTCGGCCAGAAAAGCGGCTATCGGCGATTTCTGGCCACAATTCGGGCAGCAGCCGGTAATCAAGCGTCGGGTTCCTGGCTAGACTGTCGTTTTTTCTGCATTTTTTCTAAATTCGCAATCACCCCCCGCAGAATCCTCGGGTCGTGCACAAAGCGTACTCTTTTTGGTGCATCCAATCTGCACCCGCCGATGTTAAAAACCATGGTATCTGCGTATGACCAAGGCAATTGCAGATCCGCCAGCTGTGCCTCAATCTTTTTCAACATCCGATTTCTTTCTTTCGGCGGTTGCCAACGCCTACTTTCCAGAGCACCTTGCTTTAGGAGAGTTTCTTCCAGTTGTTGCAATTGCATCTGGGTCATGTCAGCGCAAGACTCGCAGCCAGGCCGGTTGTTAAGCGCGCTATTGTTACGCTTCCATTCGCGAATGTCGTCAGGATCGCTAAACAGTTTGCGCACCCCAGTCTGAATGCGCCTGATCAAGCGGTTGCGGGGTGACAGCGCCCGCTTGGTAAAAGCCTTGGATTTCTGCGTGTTCATTTGCATCAGTCTGTTCCTCCTAACGCCAAGTCTTCTGGTTGTTCTGGTTGTTCCGGTTCTTGGATGGGTGTTCGGCTAAAATCCAACACCACCGCCTTCCACGGATCATTTGGATTCTCCCGCCGATAAAATCGCAAGTAGGATCTGGTCGATAGCACTTCTATGGCGTTTTTCAGCACATCCATCGCGCGCGTCCATTTTTCGTCGTCCAAGTCCAGCTTGATTAGGCTTAAAATCCGATACGTGTTCAGCTTGTCTTGCTTATCGACTTGGAAGGCATGTTCGATTAACGATTTAATCTGTTTATTCGAGTCGCTAGACCAGTTTTGAATACACTCGTCAATAATCGCTTTGGCCACGTGAATTTCTTCGTTGAACCCGATTTGGTCGGCTATCGCCAACTGAACTTTTTCAGTGTCTTCAAAATTCCGCAGGGTCACATTACCGCGACCAGGCTGGTACAGCACATCATGCTGCTCGTGCAGAATTCGCAGAAATGCTTCTAAATCGCTCATCATGCTGCTTTTGACATCAATCTGCTGCTGCTGCAGTTCGACTGCTTTGCGCATTAACTCCGTCACCGTTTGATCGCGCAACAAGTCTTTTGGAGAAATACTGTCTTCTGGAATCAAGTGACCCTGTGCGTTCTGGCGGTAGCCTGGTGGAATCTGGTGTTTTTCCAACATCATCTAATCCTCTTGAGTGGTAGGGTGGGTTCTCGACGAGTGCACTTCCATTTGAAAATGATTGTCCAGTCTTTTAATCGGGCAGCCATAGCATAAGTTTCTTCCCAGCCTGACCGGCCGTCAGACCGTCTTTTGCGAGTCGCGACTACCGCCGGATTAAAAAAATTTTTCGGTTTGCGCGGGATATAAACCACCCAGGCGTCGGGAGTCGCAACGATATCTGTAAAATCTTCTCCGTGCTCCAATAGGTCTGCTGCGAGCATTTGTGACAAGGTCATCGGCATTGTCCGCCGCGCATATTGCGCCCGGCTGGCTGATATTTCAGCCGCTTTCTGATCAGCGTAAGCTGCGTAGGTTGTCTCTGGCATAAAATACGCGTGTAATCCGCTCATGTTCTTCCTCCGCGACCCAGCAGTTGATTGTGTGCTCGTTTCAAATCAGCCACCGTAACCGGCTCATCTTGGCTTTTTATCATTTTTGCCAAGCCGATCACGTGCGTCATGCCGCGCAAGCCACCCGGCTTTTGGGCAATTTCAACCAACGTCTGCTGAGTATCTTTATCGGTGAAACCCCAAGCTGCTATCACTTTTTCGGCAGCCGCCGTGCTGACTGCGCCAAGCTCAATGCACATCGCTAATCGGCTGAACAGTCGGCTCAGATATTCTGCCGTAGAGCTGCCGGTCATCCGGTGGTAGATGTCGCGGTTACCACTGAAAACGACACCCATTTTGGTTGCATCATGCAACTGACGAATAATGTCAATGGCTTCTCGTCCAAGATTATGGGCTTCGTCGATAATCAGCAGGACTTGATCACGATTGTTGATTTCTTTTACCAATTCGCTGAATAACGCAGCATTGTCACGAATCAGGCTCACGCCCATCACTTGGGCGATTTGCCGCAGGGCGGCCGTCATAGTTTTATGCACGCCGGTCATGGTTATCAGAAATACTGCACTGTGGTGTTCAGCGTAATATTGTGCTGTGCAGGTCTTACTGACTCCGGCATTGCCATAGATCAAACACATCTGGCCGGTGATGTGTGCGAATCGAAAAACGCTCTGAATCCGATCAGAACCCTCGGTTTGCACAAACGGCGGTTCTTGAATGACCGTATATTGTTGTGTAGCTGCCTCTTTTCGAGTATTCACCCAGCGTCTCAATGGGTCAGCGTAAACTGCCTGATTGCCCTTGTACTTGCCATTCAGAAAAGCACTCAGACCTCCAGTGTTCAACTGCAGGTTGCGCGCCAGTTCCGCGCCGGTGATGCCTTCCGCATCTAACAATTCCCGCACTTCAGCGCGCAATTCGGCGTGATTGTCAGTTTGTTGTTTATCTGTCATAATTCAAACACTCCTAAGTGTTGTGGTGGACTGGCTGTCGTCTGATACTGCGTGGCGGCAGCCAGGTCATTACTTCAAATCGCTTGATAATCCAGATTCTTCCGCATCTGGCGCAAATCCTCCGCTGTCATATCGTTAAGAAAATCGTCTGAATCCTCGACCGCCACCTGAATCACATTCAGGCCACCGGATTCAGCCCTAATCGCATCAATTTCTTTACCAACCCGCCGCAACCTCGCCTTTTTACGCTGTTCCAACGCATGTTCCATTTGGCTATGCGCCACATACGGCCGACAATTCCCATTCAGCTTGGCTTCTGCCAGCAACCTGCCATCTGCATCCGACACCCAGACCCGCTGACCATCGTCCGGTTGGATTGAGACCCGGACTTTTTGTCCCTGACTGCTGCGTAGCGCGTCTGCAAAATACAAACCCCAAGGCAATTGCACCTCACCGCGTAAAGTCACGCGTTCGACACTAGGTAGCACATCGTACAGATGATCCTGACCCAGTTCCGTCGGCTGCCAACCTTCATCCACCGCCTGCTGCCAGGCTTCATTTGGGCTGATATGCGTTCGACCTGACTTGTAAGTCAGACCACTATGTGGCCGGTCGTTGTATTCCTGCAGAGCCAGCTGCGCCTGTTGAACAAAATCTGACCACTCCATCAGGTTTTCGCCCTGATTAGCCAGTTTCATCTGCTTTTTCACAGTTTCTGGATCTGCGTCATCATTCACATAAGTCTGAAACGTTCGAGCGAAGGGAACCCAGACTGAAGAGTTCAGTCGTTCGATCATGCCTCTCGCCTGCGCGCGATAAGCCTGTGAAAACATGATCGTGGTACCTACGCGCGCCACAATCCCACGCATTTCATCCGAGCGGTAGGCTCCATTATCTGAATAGTGGATTGCCGGAATTCCACACTCCGGATTCGTTGCCATCGATCTGAAGGCTATGCCGATGGCATAGCTGGATTCTGCAATCCAGGCTGACATGCCAACCGCCTTGCGGGTGGCCACATCCAGATAAGTCGTCATCTCTGGTCGAAATTTACGGCCAGTTATTGGATGCCTGACATAAGCTTTAAACAGGTGGCCGTCGACTGTCACTACATCCATCGGCCAGAGACCCTGAGTCGTCCGCCGGATAAACGGCTGCACTGCGCGCAGCGCATTTTTACCCATCCGACCATATTCACGGATTTCTTTTGGCATTCTCGCCAGCCAAGTCTGCGCAGTCCGCAGATGCGGTGGCTTGCAGTCATAGGCCTTTGGCCAGAAAGCAATACACTGGGCCACACTCGGCTTTTGCAGATATTTGCCATTCTGATAAAGAGCCAGCAGTTTCGGCAGCCAGGCGGGTGGGGCTTTGGCCACCCGTGAGCAATTCGCCAATTCCGCCGTGCCTTTTTCCTTTCTCTGAAACCACCGATAAATCGTCGATTGGCTCAAAGTGCCTTGCTGCTTAAAATTCGCTTTTTGTATTGCCAGAAGAATATTTTCTGGCAGCTCTCCAGCAGATGCTCTGCCTAAAAACAGCTCAATGGCCACTCTGCGCTTCAGATTCTGACTCTTTGCCAAATCGTCAATAAAATCACAGATCAACAGTCGGTTGGTCATCAAGCCGCGCTGCTTATCATTCAGCTCACCCACTTCACGCACGACTACCAGCTCATCCGCCGGTTCATCCAGCGCAATCTCGCAGCCAGACTTCGATTCAGCCAGTAACGCCTTTTGCGCTTTTGCCGGTAAAGTGGTGAAGTGATATTCAAATCCCTTCCCTTTCAGCCGTTTCCGCCGTTTCCAGCCCTCACGATCAGCCTTAGCTCTGATCCGACGATCAGTTGCTGGCAATCCAGGTAGCCCGGCTATTTGCTGAGCTGTAAACCAGTTGTCTAAATCCATTTAAATAACCAGCATTTCTGTTACTATGCGCCGCGCATTTTGTTGACACCGCAACCCGAATTTTTCGAGAAAAAAACAGCGTTTGTCATACTGCACGATCACGCCCTCTGAAATTCTTCTTTTTCAACCGATCACGAAACAAGTCTTCATGCCGAACACCAATAGCCTTTGCCAACACTTTTTCCCACTTGGGATAACAGACCCGCAAAGCCTTGCTGATTGCTTGTCGGCTAACATCGTGATCGCTCGCGATCTGAGCACAACTGGTATCACGCAGTTTCAACTGGTATTTAATCCATTCCGCACGATTGTTATTTGTTAAACCGGCTGGAACCTCGATTTTCTTAGCCATTAAACATGCTCTGTTGCTGCTCTAAATTTGTGTTTACGTGTCAATAAATTGTACTAGATTTAGATCAAAACGCAAGGTTTTTTGCGAAAACGCCCTATTTTTATTAAATCCACTTAAATCAATGACTTATACAGAAACGGACTTTATTTTATGAGCAACGGACGTAGCCGTCCGATTCGAGATCACCGTATCGGACGTATTCACAGCAAAATTTGTGGAATAATAAAATCTCAGTCATTGCGCGAATTCTCTAGTGCCAGCGGAGTTTCCATGGGCACTCTAACCAATATTCTTAACAAGTCTGGTCTGCCAGGCCTAGAGAACCTGTTCAAAATTGCAGACGCCGCTGGAATTAGTTTAGAGCAGCTGATTTGTTCTAAAAATGGTTCAGATTCTGCAAAAGACCGATCTAAAACTATTTCTGGAACCGACCTCAGTCAGCGCACACCGATCCTAGGCATCCGCGCTTCAGCCGGGCCTGGAAGCCTGGTAACGGAAGAGAACATAGAAGGGCAGGTTGCTATAGACAGTACCTGGATAAGCCGTCACGGCTTAATCCAGAGCGATCTGGTGGGCTTTTATGCCACCGGAAGCAGCATGACCCCCACCATAATTGATGGCGCACTGCTCCTGGTCGATACCAGCCGTAAAGAACTCACAGAAAGCGCGATCTACGTCATCCGCATCAACGATTACTTATTTGCCAAACGAATCCACCTGCACCATTCCGGAAAGATAGATATAATCAGCGATAACTCGGCCTATCCCACGGAGACTCTGGATTCTCAGGACAAAGAAATCTACGTTGTTGGTCGAGTAGTCGGCGTTCTTCAGCCCCCCTCATAAAACCAGATCTTCTTAAACACGGTTTAAACCCTGTTTATCCAATCCCGCTGATAATTAAAGGCTCAAAAATCTACCCACCAAAAATTTAAGATTCGCAGCCAATTTTTCGCAGCACAAAAAAAAGCCCGCCGATTTCGCAACCAGCGGGCTTTCCCTTTTTTTCCAACCCCAACCCAAATCACTCTAACCTATTGAAAAGTAACGATATCCCACCTAAACCCAGCCAATCCCGGCCAATCCCATAATTCCCAATAACCCCCTCGCCCCACACTATGACGCAATCTTTGTACCACTGTCTCAATCTGATAAGCATAGTCTGTCAGAGGGGATACCTGGATCTGCATGGCAAACAGTGTGCGCTGAGGT